CTCACTGCCCGAACATGGGCGGCCATACTTACTATAGTCTGAAACCGAGCAAAATACAACGGGTTTCTGAAAAATTTTAAAGAAAAATAGGATAATGAGAAAAAGAAAACGTAAGTGGGGCCATACGGCGGTCAAGATATTGTTAACCGATAAGGTGTCTCCGGTTTTGTATGTGACAGTTGGTGGAACAATAGGTCAAATGAGCAAAAAAGAGCATAAGCAAGAGAATCTAGTAGAGTTGTTCAACATGTATCATCGCATACAACGCGAGATCTACCCGATGCCTAGTGTTGGTCAGGGCTCCATAATGAGAGAAGAGCTGGAAGAATATTCACATACAAAAAGGCGGGCGGACAGCGATTACTGGAAAGATGCTTAGAAGAACAGGGGAGTTAATGTACGGGGTTCCAAACATACAAAAAGTTCTACAGCCATCCATAAACGGAGGCAGCACCCTTTGCACTCACCATGGGCACCGCCTCAGATGTTTGCAGATACTTAGGAACACACATCGGTCTGTACCTCGCTCATATGGGCCGCCTTCCAGAATATTTGCAGAAAATTTGGAAAAATACATAAAAAGTAAGGGTATATAGTTCGGTAGGAGACTATAATTAGGGTAGGAATACCTAGAGTTTGGTAGGACTGTACGAAAAAGGGTATCGGGTAAGCAGATAAGTTTATTGGGTTTTCACCTTAGCCAGTTACAAAATATCACAATTTCAAGGACGCTCACAATAGTGGGCGTAGAACTTAGGCCGGTCGGGTAGCCAAACCTGACATAGAACAGAATAGTCTGTTCGGACTCCGTGGGTCTCACAAAACCCTTGCCGTAAGTTAGTTCAGCGCGTTAAAAATTTAGGCACTGGTGAGGACCAACCTAGAGAGTCATAGCGAAAGCAACCCAACGCGCCCTAACTTGAGTAGTAACCTTTACAGTAATCTTCGTGAGTCTCTAATATGACTCTAAAAACCTGTGAAGTATACCTTCACTTACTTAACTACTCTAACTAATTATTAGGAATGATTTATGTCAGAAAATTTTTCGTCAAAAGAGGTTACTGTCGTTGGCATAATTTGTGCTACGATAATCGTGGTTGTCAGCGTGATGGGCTTCAAGTCTTACCAGTCGGGAAAGATAGAAGCCAACAAGGTGATCCTGCAAGCACAGATAGATTCAGACCGCACAATTAAGCAGGCAGATATTGTCGAGCATCAATCAACAGAGAGAACTGAGGAACGTTCTCAATTTTGGCAGAAGTTAGTGCCTTGGGGTTCCGATGAATCCGAGCAGGGCAAATAGCTTATATTACCCGTTTTCTTGAAAGGAAAACATATGCAAAGTCGAGAGTTTTACGCAGAGCTGGGATCACTACCCAAAAGTTTCAACTGGGAAGTTAATGACTCCAATCACATTGCCGCAAACAAGACGCGTGGCATGGGCAAGGGGCTGATCTTCAACCCTCTTACGGCAGTAGCCAACTACATGCTGCGTCGCAGTGAGAAGCCCACACAGACAGGCACACGTCGAGCAGCCAAACATCTTGGATTGACTCCAGAGTTCGCAGACCATGTGTATGCGGCCTCGCACAGTGCCAACAATCGTGGTAACACACAGGTTGTGCGTGGTAAAATCAAGTCCGCCTTAGGACTGTAGGTTAATATAGAAGGTTAACGTAGAGGGTTGCAGTAGGTACGACTGTGATCGACCAGTATAAACTAGGATATGTCCTTTGATAAATCTGGTTGCCGTATTCCCTCCTAGACTTTTATTTTTATGGATGATGCCTAATGAAACCTCAACAGTTATTGTATTTTATGGAGAAACTTATCACATTTCCCAAAGAAGGGGTTGACAAATAGCTCGACCGTGTTAAGATGGTATCAAACACCATTAACCACAGGAGAATCAGATGATACTTGCAGAAAACACAACACCTTCGGACGTAATTGCCTTATTTATCTGCTTGGCTTTTGCTGCTTATTCGCTCAGGTGTGTTATTGAGGGGATGAACAACCCAGAAGAACACGCGTTCTCTGATAAGTTTGACGTGGGCTACACAAGCGAGACTACAACTGCCACCTATGAGTATGAGCCCGTCGAGGCAAAGGCTAAGATAAAAGTCAAGTCAAAGAAGCCAACCGCCCCCGTAATCAGCACAGAGAAGGAAGCCATTCAAAAGAACTGTGTACTAGCATTAAGATCGTTAGGATACAACAAGGCGGACGCTAGGGAACAGGTTAAAGAGTTCTTCGAAGAGAACAACCCCAAGGATGTTGAGGATTTCCTGCAAGACTACATGTCCAAACAAAGAAACCAAACACATGAGCCGTGAAGATATGAATTTAAGAAAACAAGCAACGATCATTATGGGCTGTCTAGCATTGGCTGTCCTTACGCCTTTACTGTGTTTTTACACAGAGGCGACCGTGATGGCCTTGACCATTATGTTGACCATTGTAGACTCTGCTATCTTGTTTGCTTGGCTCTTATTTAACATCGGCTTAGCACTTGGGGTAGTGGAAACGGAGAACGCACCACCCCAAAAGCTATTTCATAAAATATGGCTATACGTTATGTCGCTTACGGCACTCACAGCAACGATGTTATTTATGGTGGGGGCGTTTGCATGATAACGGACGTACACACCAGACACTAAGGAGGAATAACGTATCAAAAACCTATCGCTCGTTTGTCCTATCAACCAGTTAGGATATGGGCATGCATCTCTCAACATTCTCAAATCCCTTTCTAAAATCTACAACACATCTCTTTGGCCAATCAACGGCCCCCAAGTTCCCCCAGAAAACACTGAAGATATTAACGTGTGCAAGGCTGCGATCAAGCGCGCTGAGCTGTTCGATCCCGATGCGCCCTGTATTCGTATCTATCATCAGAACCTACTCGACCAGTTTGTCGGGCGCGGAGAACACATAGGGTTCCCGTTCTTTGAGTTGGACACATTCAACAGGGTCGAAAGACACCACCTATCTAACTGTGACAGACTGTTCGTTACCTCAGAGTGGGGGAAGGAAGTTGTTCACAACAACATTGGTACGGACACGCCTGTACACGTAATCCCACTGGGGGTTGACCTTGACGTGTTCCAGCCATCTCCACCAGAGAAATCAGACAAGACAATATTCTTTAACTGTGGAAAGTGGGAAGTCCGCAAGGGGCATGACATACTCATTACAGCCTTTAAACAGGCGTTTGATGTTGGAGACAACGTTGAACTGTGGATGATGTGTGACAACCCCTTCAACACACCAGAAGAGAACCAGAAGTGGTTGACCCTGTATGACCATCCCAATGTGAGGATCATTAACAGGGTGCAAACACACAAAGACGTGTATAATATCATGTCTCAAGTGACGTGTGGGGTCTTCCCATCGCGCGGCGAAGGATGGAATATGGAAGCATTAGAGATGATGGCCTGCGGCAAGCAGATGATTATCACTGATTACTCTGCTCACACACAGTTCTGCACACATCAAAATTCCCACCTCGTTGGCACCAGTGGGCTAGAACTAGCAATGGACAACAAGTGGTTCTTTGGTCAAGGGTCTTGGGCAAGTCTGTCTGGAGACAATATCGCTACCATATCAGAACACATGAAGTCCATTCACCAACACAAACAGTCTGGCACAGGCATGATCAACCACGAGGCGATCAAAACTGCGCACAGCCTTAGCTGGGACAATGCAGCCCTAGAGATAAAGAAGGTCTTGGACAATGTTTAAGTTTTGGAAGAAAAAAAAGACAGATAGCTCTGATGTGGGAGCCTCTATTACATTTAGGGTCTCAGACGACGGAGAAACAAAGCTACTGTTCAACATAAGAGACACAAACAACGATGAGGACGTGACCACCTTCGCCGACCTGTTGGCTTGGTTGGGATCGCCCAATAACTTCATCGAGATCTTAGCTGTAGTGGCTGAAATATTAGAAGAGGAAAAGCTTTCTCACCTAAAGGAACCAATCTTTACGCAGATTGTAGCTTCAGATGTTTTGGAAACTACCATTACGCTAGATGAAGATGAGGAAGCAGACGGGGACGATCCATGTATCAAACCTTCAGACGTTGTCTGAAAACGCGGAGTAATCGCAATGAAAAAGGACATAAAGTGGCACAAGTACGAAGATGTACTTGATAAACAAATCAATTCAGACTTCTTACACAATGTGGTAATGAAGGGGGCAATGTCTGCTACTCTTCTGGGAGATCAGCTAGAGGAATTGGGGCTCGAAGAGGGCGATTCCGAGTTTGATCAAATGGGAGGCGAAGCGCCCCTCATTATACCAATCCCTGTGCCAATCCCAGCGGACCTAGCGGAAGAGATCACCCTGATCAACAACTTCGACTGCTGGATGGCCCACACCAACTTTAACATAACCACCAACGTAAAGGAACAGATCAACAAGATTGATGGAGTTGAAATTTTAAAGATCTACTCACGTTACCGCTTTTTTATTGGGGTAGGATCTATGTTTAGTATCGGCGATGTTCGTGTCAAGATCGAGCAAGCCTTAACTGGGAAACACAGCCTAGAATGAGACAATATGAAATTGCAGGACCAAATAGAGGAAATTTGCAAGGATGCGCCGGAGAATATCAAGACCCTGTGTCACAATAGGGACTTAATAAAGATTGGGAGGAAGATAACGAAGACATTCTACTCTCTCAATCTGAACGACAGGGAGAACTGTATTCTGGTGGCCCTGTGGAAGTGTATCAGTAGGTATGATCCAGAGAAATTTTCGCACTCGTCGTTCACCAGTTATTTCTACCGGGGACTAGAGATAGAGTGCTTAACATGGAACAAGGGGCATAAGCGGGGGTATCACCCTACTCACCCTTGTAAAGAGTCAACCAAGAGAGATGATAGCCTCGAACACGTGGATTTGATGGATGAGATAGAGAAAGACGAGAATTATAGCATTTTATATGACAGATTCTTCTTAAACCTCTCTATTCGACAGATCGCGGTCGACCATAATTGCTCATATGAGTTCATTCGTGGTAAAATCAACAAAAGTATCTCAAGAATACGCACAAATCTAACGGAATGTGTATAATATTACAAGAAAAGAGGATTGCCATGTGGAAATGGAACTACAACTAATTTACTTCAATATAAAACTCAAGGAGATCACATGGGCACAGTAGCAACAACTGGGAATGGCTCAGCTACATCAGTACCAAACAACAACGGCGGGACGATTGTAAAGGGCGGAAACGTTTCTAGCTCTGGTCCTGTTGCAAACGCAGTTAACCTTACATCACTAGCAGACGACTTTGGAACATCAGTGGGGTCTAAGGTCTTGGCTAAGTCCGGGACTGGAGCATCTACCACTGACCGTCATGGAATTGCGAAGATTGTTAGTGGTAACACACTGGCATACGACGCACCACGTACTGCAACTGGTCCTGAAAAGCTTATGATCAGAGGCGTCAGTACTAAAATCGGTGGAGCCACAAGCACATTTATGGCGATCCCCGGATCTGATTACAATGGCGCTGTGCGGGACAACATTCATGGATCGCTGTCTACGACTGCTCACGGTTCTGGTGCGACTGCCGTATACGACATCTATGCTCGTCCAAGCACAGAAATCACGCCCAACTTCACAAAGGGTGGGGATGCAGGCAGTACTGTCACTTTTGTGGCGCCTTCCGGAGACGGAAACGCACCAGCAACAGATGACGCTGCTAATCCAACACGCTCGATTCCGGGCGAGTTGACTTACAATCACGGTGGATTGGCCGCACCTACGTCATCTGACTATAGTGCGCGAGATTCCTACGAGGTGTAAGCGACGCTCTTACAAGTATGCGAGCCCCATTCGTGGGGCTCGTTTTTAGAAAGAGTGTGCATCAATGGGTTTCGATATCGAGATCGTAATCACCGCACTAACAATACTAACAACTGTGGTTACTTTTGTGTGGAAAAAAATAGTCAAGCCTATTCTTGGCATCATAAAACAACACGATGAGGTTGTAGCTTCAATCAATATCATCAAGGATGAAGTAGTCCCAGAAGATGGGGACAGTTTAAAACATACTGTTAGCTGTCTACGAGAAACCTGTGACAATATTGAGAAGACACAAAGAACTCTAGAGCAACGCGCCAGAGCATCTTTGCATTACAGTGATCAACCTCTATTTGAAACAGATCGTGATGGCCAACTAGTTTGGACCAACGATGCCTTCTATAAGCTCACGGGCAAGACAATGTCTAGCATGTTAGGCTACGACTGGATCACCCTAATCAACGAAGATGAGCGCGAACAGTTTCTCAGCGAGTTTTCATCCTGCATTCAGATGGGGAGAAAGCTTGACATAGACACTGTCTCTGCAAACAACAACCGAATCAAACTGGTGGGATATCCCTTCAAATGCTCTGAGAAAGAACATGACGGGTTCCTTATCAATATCTATGAAACAGGAGAACAAACAAATGAGCGACCTGAAACCTAAATCAGCATCCAAACAATTCAATACGGACGATGCAGCAGCCCTTGGTAAGAATGCCATGTTAGTTGGTGCCGCAGCCGCCCTTACTTTTATTGGATCAAACTTGGCCGACGTAGACTTTGGTGTATACACGGCGGCTATCGTACCAATGGCGATGATTGCAATTGACTTTGCTATCAAATTTCTCAAAGACAACACTAAAACCAAGTAACAACAGAAGGACAGAATCATGGACTTAATGATCGGAGTGGCGATGGCAGTGCTGTTCGCCGGACTAAATGCGTATGCTTACATGACAGAAGGTTTTACTTACGACTCGCAGTTCTACATGCAGCTCGCCGTCTCTGGCGGAGCTGCTTTTTACTTGCTTGGCGTACAGAGATGGGAACAGATCAAGGGGTGGTTTAATAAAGAGAAACAGCCGCCCACTGTAATGGATTATTCATTACAAGACTTTGAAGCCTTAACCTATCTCAGATCACGCTGCTGTATTATTGGCTCTAAGAAAGCTTTGGACTTAGTAGTTGAGCTGAACGACCTGTTTTTTCAAGACAGTGCGAACGGACAAATGCCTCCAGACACCGTAGCGACAGTGTCAAATACATCGAAAAGAAAGGCGTAAGCATGGGAGCCACAAAAGGAGAGATAGTCTTTAGAACTATATGCATAGTCGTAGCCATATGGGGTACGGTGGAATATGCAACGAAAGATAGCGAAGTGGCCCGACCCACCCCAATGGTGGTTGGCGCGGTCGGAGATGGAGAGCTATCAAGTTCCCTAGAAACGGTTAAGTCTGAGTTCAGCAAGATAGAGTCTCAAGAAGACAAAGAAGTTATCTACACTCTGTTCGCTGGCTCGTTTGCTTACCTGTCAAAATGTAAAAGTTTGGACGGGACACATCAGTTCGGCCCCTTGCTGGGCAAGGTCCAAACAACCTATGGGTGGGACCGTGAAAAGTACCCCGCGTTCACAGACGCTGTGTCCGCATATCTCATCGAAGTTGGATATGATAAACCTAAATCTCTCAGCAGTAAGTCTGAACGGTTTGAGTTTGCTAAGATCTTTCAAGGGTTAGCGGAGGCCACTAAGCATGAGTAATATGCACCAAGGATGGATCGATGACCCTAAGCAAGTAGAGGCTGTGATGGATGAACTTCCATTTCCAGTCTTTAGTGCTGTATGGAGCCCCATCAAAGAATCAGGTAAGGGGAAAACAGTATTGCTCTACGATATTATTCGTAAGGTAGCTGGCTCCTTCCCCATGCGTACTCAAACAATTGGCGACTGCGTTGCACATGGCGCGGCCTATGCTGTAGACGCGGTCAAGGCTGTAGACATTCACCTCAAGAAAGACTTTGAGATGTGGGTGGCCGAGACAGCCACAGAAGATATCTATGCTGGCAGTCGTGTTCAAATTGGGCGCGGTCAACTGGGCAATGGCGACGGCTCTATGGGAGCATGGGCAGCCAAATACGTTAATGAGTATGGCGCTCTTCCACGAGGCAAATATGGCAACGTAGATCTTAGATCATATAGCGGCAACAAAGCAAGAACATGGGGGCGTGCCAATGGGGGCGTTCCTCGCACACTAATTAAGACGGCGAAAGAACATCCAATCCTTACGGTCTCTCAGGTCAGCACCTACGCTGAGTGTCGAGACTTAATTGCCAATGGGTATGCAGTAACAATTGCAAGCAACCAAGGGTTCTCATCTCAAAGAGATCGTGATGGTTTTGCACGTCCGCAGGGAAGCTGGGCCCACCAAATGTCTATCTTAGCAGTAGACGATTCCTTTAAGCGACCCGGAGTACTAGTGCAGAACTCTTGGGGAGTGTGGAACAGTGGCCCCAAACGTCTCGATCAACCAGACGGTTCGTTTTGGGTTGACGCGGACGAAATAGAAAGACGTATTCTGAATCAAGGTGACTCATGGGCATTTAGTGGATATCAGGGGTTCCAACCTCAAACACTAGATACTAGAATTATATAGGGAGAAGAGATGCCGTACTCGTTTAAATCTGTAATAGAATGTGTAATCAACGTGATTCCAAACACAAGGGGCGTTGCCTGTAGTGAAGAAGCGTTAGAATTGCTGGGCGATTTTAAAGAGATCATACTTCCAGAAGATAAGCTGGAGGGACGCTGTGATCTGATGTTGGCCTGCGGAAAAGAAAGGGTCAACGCTCACATATTATTCTGTGATACCATCGTAGTGGATGGAAATCGGGACCGCACCAACGCAATCGACTTCTCTGTACGTTGTAAGTTCAAGTCATTGGGATATACAACCCTGATGTTTGACAACGACAACGTGGCAGTCTATACAAAAAACGACGATCTGGTTAGCGCACTATCTCGCAGACCGTTTGAGTACGCCAAGAGCAAGCCGAAGCCGCCTGCTGTTATCACCGGTATTTTACCATTCACCATCCCAACGCCCCAACCACCAATCCAAATCAGGAACCTAAAAAATGAGTAATAGCACCGTGTTTATCTTGTTACTGTTGTTTACAGTATTTATACCATCGGGATCTTCTGGGGCTGATTCCAATACATTTGTTATCGACACGATGGCAGCTTCTGGTTACGTAGCATTCATTGTTAACTCTCAGCCAAAAGAAGAGAAAGACAATAACTCTGGCCCCAACCCTGACGTTAAGAAATGTTCCTGCAAAGGAACTGGTAAGATCACCCATGGAGACGGACACAAAACTGAGTGCCCTTATCACGGTGATTCAGGTTCTCTACCTCCAGAACCAACTGACCAAACCTCAGAACCTCTGGCGACCAAGTGTCAGTGCGACAGCACCGCCAATGGAACTGTCTGTAATTGTATCGCTGTGAATGGCAAGTGCTACTGCGAAAAGTATTCATATAAAAAAAAAGCAAAGACAGCTCCCGCGTCCCCTTCGCTCCCCGTAAAATCTAAGCAGATACTTTACTTTACGGCAGACTGGTGTGGGCCATGTCAAAGCTTCAAGTCGCGCATTCCAATCTTAAAAGAAGCTGGCTATACATGCAGCACTTCTGAGGACGCAGACATTCGTATTGTTGATGTAGACACAGATCCGGATGGCCTATACGCAAAGTATGGTGATCGCAGTGCGATACCTGCTTTTTTTTTGATCAAGAACGGCAAGAAAGTTTCTAAGATCGTTGGACTAGGAGACGTGGGAAACCAACGTCCCGTAGATCAAATCTCTAATATGTGGAACGAAAACTAATGGCTACGATGGATCTAAAAAGGGTGTATTCGTTAATTCAAACGGCCTTCTCTGAGGATGGATACAAAAAGGGGGCCTTCACTGTCAAGTGTTTTGAAGACACCCAGTTCAATGTAGAGTGCGTGGGAGACACTACTAGGATTAGCTTTACTGGAGATCTACCCAAAATATCGTTCAGAAAGATTATTAGAATCTCCGCAGACGTAACGGGCCTGTTCTTAGAGGCAAAGGGTGGAACGTTAGAGCTAAATAACTTCCCCGACATCCCATTTGAATACGAAAGCTAACGATGAAACACGCTAATTTGATACCGGCCATAGAAGCCAAATATGGGAATGATGAGATATCTTTTAAAATTTCCAAAATGTCGTTGGAATTAGGCGAGCAGTGGACTACTATAGTAATGTCGCAGCCAAGCTTTGACATCAACAATCGGAAACAGAAGAGACGCTACAGAAGAGAGTGTGCCACATACATTAAGGCAAACCTTGATACCTCTCAAATGACCGGCCTGTTGCTGTCTATCTTTTTGCCCATTATCATACGGTGGGTAGTAGCTTGGATCTCTCAGAAAATTATTGACAATATTTTCAAAGACTAATGACGCCACTTCTTTAGATAATCCCCACTAATACATCTTAGATAGAGTACCGCCATAGGTTTGGCGTTAAAGGTATAATGCATGAACGTTACTAAGCGTGATGGATCAACAGAATCGTATGACGTTGAAAAGATCCATAAGGTTGTTGAGTGGGCCATAGATGGAATCACCAACGTATCTCTCTCTGACATAGAGATGAACATGAACCTACAAATTGTAGATGGCGTTCTCACCAGCGAGGTTCACCAAATATTGATTAAGTCAGCCTATGGGCTGATCTCTGAGTCTCACCCCAACTACCAATACGTGGCCGCACGCTTGCTAAGCATGTCTCTACGTAAAGAGGTCTGGGGACACGCCACCACCCCTCCCAACTTACTCCACCACATCCAGATCAATACGGACAATGGAATTTATGATGAGAGCATTCTAGGCAAGTGGGACAACGATTCAATTAAGAAGTTTGGATCGTACATACATCATAAGCGGGACGACCTTTATACCTATGCTGGCCTACAGCAGATGATTGACAAGTATCTTGTCCGCAACCGTTCTAGCAACGATATCTACGAGACACCACAGTTTGCCTACATGATGATCGCCATGTGCCTGTTCGACAACGTTAAAGACGTCAAGCAAGCCTACGACTCTTACTCTACCTTCAAGGTTAACCTTCCAACACCTATTATGGCTGGCGTACGTACGGTCATTCGTCAGTTCGCCAGTTGTGTGCTGGTAGATATTGGTGACAGCCTAGACTCCATCTTTTCAAGCGTAGAAGCCGTTGGCAAGTACACGGCACGTCGCGGAGGCATTGGATTGAATGCTGGGCGCATCAGACCATTGAATTCACCAGTCAGAGGCGGAGAGGTGGTCCACACGGGCCTGCTGCCGTACCTCAAGTTGTTTGAGTCGACTGTCAAGTCAACGAGCCAGAACGGCATCAGGGGAGGCGGAGGGACCGTCTACGTCCCCTTCTGGCATTATGAGATAGAAGACGTGCTGGTTCTCAAGAATAACGCGGGCACAGACGACACTCGCATCCGTAAGCTCGATTATGCCCCACAATTCTGTCGCCTATTCTACCAGCGATTCCTAGACGACCAAGATATCACTCTGTTCAGCCCCCACGAAGCCGCTGGCTTGTACGAAGCCTTTGGGGACAACGACGCGTTCGAAGAGATCTATCTGAAGCACGAACATGCGCGTAAGCTGAGATTCAAAAAGAAGATCTCCGCTCGCAAGCTAATGGAGACCTATGTGCGCGAACGGTTAGAGACTGGCCGCATCTACTGTATGAACATTGACAACGTCAATGAGCATGGTAGCTGGAACATCCCAATCACTATGTCAAACCTATGTTGTTTGCCCGGAGAGACCAATGTGTGGGGACAGGTGAACGAACAGCCAGCACAGGAGTACGATCTAGAAAAACTAGTAAGTGAGTGGCAGTCGGGAGCTGAGGTTGCAGTTAAGTCTTACAACACTGAGACCAGACTGGACTCATATGAGAAGGTCCAGTATGCAGACCTTACGCGTGAGAACGCCGAATTGATGGAGATTGTGGACAGTGAGAGTGGATTTCGCATAGAATGCACGCCAGACCACCGCCTTTTGACCAAGAGCAGGGGCTATGTTATGGCCGAAGACCTGCTTTCTGACGATGTTTTGGTTTTTTCTTGATTTTTTAGGAGATAAAGCATTGACAAACCGCAGTTCTATCATATAATACTAAGAGAAGACAAATGCTAAAGATTAAAAAGCTGACTAGCAAAAAAGACGTTTTTGACATCACAGTAGAAAACAACCATAATTTTTATGCCAATGACGCAGTTGTACACAACTGTGAAATATTGCAACCAACCCAACCAATTGTTTCTATGACTGATGAAGAGGGCGAGATTGGTATTTGTATTCTCGCAGCAATCAATATATTAGAGCAAAACAGTGAAGCGGACTATGAAAATACGTGCAGAATAATGGTTAAAACTCTTGAGTCTATTATAGACTACCAAGAGTATCCCATTAAGGCTGGAGCAAACTTCGCAATTAACCGTCGATCACTGGGCATAGGTATAACAAACCTTGCCGCTTTCCTAGCAAAGAAGAAGTTACACTATAATGATGCCGAGACTCTCGTCGTCATACACGAGTTAATGGAGAAAATCCAATGGTATCTCTTAGACACGTCCTGTGATCTTGCAAAAGAGCTGGGGCCGTGCGCTAAGTTCCACGATACCAAATACTCTCAAGGTCTTCTTCCTATTGATTGGTATAAGAGATCAGTTGATGACATTGTAAAGCCGAAGTACAACATGGACTGGGAAGGTCTTAGAGCGAGAATTAAGCAATATGGCTTAAGACATTCTACTCTAAGCGCCCAAATGCCATGTGAGTCTTCAAGCGTTACGCAGAACTCAACGAACGGAATAGAACCTGTCCGGGCACTGCTTTCCTACAAAAAAGCTAAGAACGGTGCCTTAAAGCAGGTTGTTCCAAACTATCACTCACGCAAGAACCAGTACACATTGGCGTGGGATTTAACTGACAATATTGGTATCATGAACATTTCGGCAGTGATGCAGAAGTTCATCGATATGGGTATTAGTACCAACCTATACTACAACTACGAACACCATGCTGGAGAGATCCCGCTTAGTGTTTTGATTCAAGATCAGATCTATGGTTACAAGTTAGGTCTGAAGAATTTTTATTATGCCAACACGCCAGACGGCGACGGCGACACTGAAAAGGATATGGGCTGCGAAGAGGGAGCCTGTGCCATTTAGGGGGAACTATGAAGTTTAAGGTTTGTACGTGGGCATTTGTTATGTTCGTCATCTTGGCCATTGAGCAGATCGCACTACAGGTAGTTCTACCAAGTGCCGATATGTCCGCTGGCCTTGAACAGATGAATGGACAGTCTATGAATGATAGTGGCTTCACACTGCGTGACGCTGCTAAAAATAGCATAGGTTTTACCATGTGCTTTTTGTGGACACTGTGTGTGTTCTCCGGAGACATATTGAGAGCAGCTTACCATGTACGCCGCAAAGTATTACCACCACTAGAAAGAGGAAAAAAATTATGAGTAAAAAACAAGTAAGCAGGCGTGGGTTCATTGCCGCCGCCGCTGTTGTAGTTGGAGGGGGCGCCTATGTGAAAGCAGAAGGACAGTCCGAAGCCAGCTATGACGATACGATGGGGGCGATGCTCTCAAATAAACTGCTCGCAGAACTAGAGCCCATTGCAATGTATCAAATTGGTGATACGCAACCAATGGGATACTACTACACTGGTTACGATAAGCACGACAACAGAGTCGGGCATGTGGATAAAAATCTTCGCGTTGAAGTGTCGTTCCACAAGAGAAGAAACCACTTCGAAGCACGCGTAACATATATCCCAACTACCGGCGATATCTGTTATCGTTCAGCTCGACCGTTCAGACTAAAATACAGGGCGTCTCGCAAGAGTGTTTCTGTTAGTGCTTGGAACGATTGTGGTGGATGCCTAAGCGCTGCCCGCCAGCGCAGGATTATCAATTCGTTCAATCGACATATCCGCGCTAGAAACCTAAGCACTTGCGCCCCATGTAAAGATCGACTGACTAGTGAAGATTTGGTTAATTAGTGATACCCATACAAACCATCACTTCTTAAAAATCCCTGACGCAGACATGGTTATTCATTGCGGAGACGAGGCTAACCACTCCAATCCTGCAATGAATTTCCATGAATCGTTAGCGTTTTTTGATTGGTATTCTAATCTGCCAATCTCCCACAAGGTTTTTATTCCGGGCAATCACTCAACAGCGATACAAGCAGGTCTACTACTCCCATCTCAATTCCCATCAATACATTTCTTAATCCATCAGTCGACAGTTATCGAAGGTATCAATATCTTTGGTTCGCCCTATACGCCATCCTATGGTGAAAGCTGGGCCTACATGAAAAAGCGTAACCGCATGCAGCAAGTGTGGGAATCGCTACCAAGCTGCGACATACTAATCACTCATGGCCCTCCCAAGGGCATCCTCGACATTACCACAGACAAAGACTCTGGCGAACTATTACAGGTTGGCTGCAAAAGTCTGTTCAATCAAGTACAGCAAATCACCCCGCATATTCATGCATTCGGTCATCTACATGACGAGCCAAAAATTCACAATTTTGGCACCTACACCAGAGGCGGAACTAAATTCATCAACTGTTCGTGCGTAAGGAACGGCGACAGCAATATGAATGGAGGCACCGTCATTGAAATATAGTAAGCATATCTATGAAAACAATTCTCAACAAAAAACTCGTAGACAACACTAAGCAGCCCCTATTCTTGGGTGAAGATCTGTCCCTACAGCGTTACGACAAGTTCCGCTACCCGATCTTCAACGACCTGTTTACTCGTCAGCTTGAAAATTTCTGGCGTCCAGAAGAAGTGACTGGCATTGGTAGAGATCGTAACGACTTCAAAGACGACTCCATTATGTCTGAGAATGAGCGGTTCATCTTCACGAGCAACCTCCAGTACCAGACCATGATGGACTCTGTGATCTGTAGAGGCGTACAAACCATACAGGGATATGTCTCCAACAACGAGCTAGAAGCGTCTATCAACGCGTGGCAATTCTTTGAGCAAATCCACTCCTATAGCTATACCTATATCATCAAAAATGTCTACTCTGATCCGGGCAAAGTATTCGACGACTGTCTACAGAACAATGAGATCATTAAGCGGACCAACGTTGCTGTGCGAGAGTATGATAATCTAATGAAGGTGGCGGGGAAGTCCAAGAAAGAGATCAAGAAACAGATCTATCTCACGTTGATCAGTATCAACATTCTAGAGGCTGTACGGTTCTACGTCAGCTTTGTCTGTGCATTTGCCTTCGCCGAGAATAAGAAGATGATGGGCAATGCGGACATTATCAAACTGATCAAGCGCGACGAAGCCCTCCACCTTTATAACACCCAAGAGATAATCAAGATCTTACACTCTGTTCCAGAAGAGGGGTTCATAGCAACGGCCAAAGATTGTCAAGATGAGGCCATCGAAATGTTCGAGTCAGCAGCCTCAGAAGAAAAGAAGTGGGCCGCCTACCTGTTTAAAGACGGCTCGATCTTAGGTCTCAACGAGACGATACTTTCTAAGTATGTCGACTGGCTATGCCATGCCCGCCGTAAGACCATTGGTCTGCCCTATGAGACTGGGCATAAAAACCCTATCGCGGGTTGGACTGATCCTTGGATGAATAGCGGTTTAGTACAAGAGGCCGCACAAGAAGTTGACATTACTAGGTATAAAATTGGTGCCAGCATCAATGATATTGATACCGCTGAATATGGGACACTATAATGAGCATAATTGGCGTAAAGAAACTAAGCGAGAATGGTCGACTTCCAACCAAGGGAAATATTACAGATGCTGGTTGGGATCTGTATGCCGCAGAGGACGTCACCATATGCGCAGGACAGCGAAGGCTGGTCCACACAGACATATCTATTATGATACCCGAAGGCTATGTGGGGCTCATATGGCCTCGCTCTGGCTTGTCTGTGAACAATGGGATAGACGTGTTGGCTGGAGTGATTGATTCCGGCTACACTGGAGAGTGTGGCGTGTGCTTACTGAACACGAGCCAAGGCGACGCTTGGGGCGCCAACAAAATAGAAATAGAAGCGGGTGATAGGATAGCCCAAATAGTTTTTCAGGAAATTCCACAATTCTCACTCCAAGAGGTACAAGACTTACTTCCGTCTAACAGGGGGGAAGAGGGGTTTGGTAGCTCTGGAAAATAAGGTTTATGAATGTCTAGGCGAAACAAAAGCAACAACAAGAGAAACAAGACTCATTTTAACCCACCTCAACTAGAAGCTAAGACCAACAACCAACGCGACTATATTCAATCCATTCTAGTCAACGACATTACGCTGTGTTCTGGTCCTGCGGGGTGTGGCAAATCATTTATCGCCGCTGGTATCGCATCAGAACAACTACTGAGAGGCAATTTCGACCACGTTATCGTAACGCGCCCTTTGGTGTGTGCTGGAACTAAACTGGGCGCTCTGCCGGGAGAAGTTCACGAGAAAATCAATCCCTTCTTAATCCCCATGCAGAAGAATCTAAAATATTTTCTTGGCATGGCTCACTACGGACATTTTGTTAATGAGAACGTAGTCCAGTTCCTGCCATTGGAAACCATGCGCGGTGAAACCTACAAAAAAACTCTAATGATATTAGATGAAGCTCAAAACTGTACCAAAGAACAAATCACTATGTTCATGACGCGTATCGGTGAGCGGTCTAAAGTGTTAATCAATGGGGACGTAAATCAAACGGATATCCGAAACCAAAGTGGGTTATCGGAATGTATGTCGAAGCTAAGTGACCTGCATGGGGTCGGCGTTTGTCGGCTCGACTATGACGACATACAGAGGAACGACATCATAGCAGGAGTAATTAGAGCATTGGAATAACATGTTATACGACTACAAATGTCAAAATGAGGACTGCGGACACGTCATGGAGGACGTAAAGCAATCAATTCACGATAAACCTAAAAAAAAGTGCCCAAACTGTGGGAAATATCGGCTGGAGCGTATAATATATGGGGGGATAGATGGCTTTGTTGACAGCGGAGTTACTACCGTTGGAAAACTAGCAGACGTTAACGCCAAGAAAAACAAATCTAAGATACAAGAAGACCGGCACAGGAAGCAAGAGCTGGCTCCCAAAGAAGAATTGCCATTTCATCATAAGTATGGCGGGGATGCAACACGACAGGACATCAACAAAATGACGCCTCTGCAAAAGCAGAGATATATTATGGAAGGCAAGAAATAATGGAGCCACTAAAAAGCAAAGCAGTAAACTATGTCACATCTGATGACTTTGTATCTGCTCCAACATCGACCACTGTGGAGTTTAATCGTAATGGATTAGACGTTGAAAACAGTGAGACAGCTTTTGCAAAGATCCTATCCGATACGGAAAGCAAGAAAGACACGTTTTTCGTTATGGAAGTTAACAGTAGCCTGCACGACCCAATTGGGCCATACAGTAGCAGGGGGTCTCGCTTAGATGGGGCCAAGTTTGCGAAGGTGTCTAAGGATGTGTTTGATCTGTATATCGCATATCTCAAGACTAACAACTCAGTTTACTTATCTAAAGCACAGAGAGGATTTTTAAATGGTTAAAAGTGGACCGCTTGGAAATGCGGAGAAGTATTACCTAGACCGCGAAATTAAAAACACTCCCATCGAAGACATGATGAAGTTTCTAGATCGCTCCAAGGGAGTGGTTGAAGAATATTCTAAAGCCTTTAAGGAGTCTCATCCAGACGTACTCAGCGTAGCGTCTAACATAGCCCACAATGACCGTGGCTCTACTGTTATGACTCAAGCTGCTGCTGAGATGATTTCAGCCGTAGGAAGCCGCAAAGGGCCCCGTCCGGACTGCGTAACGCAGATTAAAAAATAATGAACGACTGGCTAACCAACTACAGGACCAACAAAAACGCCGTTTGGATCAAGTGTCGCATGTGTACCGGAGAGTGGGTATACATGGACGACTTGTCCGAAGGGTGGTTGGATCTTGTGCGTAGATGTAACACAGAGAAGATTTATATCAAGCGCTTGTCGCTACAGTTTCGATCTCACGAGGTTGAGCTTAACATTCAGGACGCTGATGGTATCTATCTAATGAAGTCTGTTATAGGAAACATGGGCGGAGAAAGTTACGACTGTCTTACCTTCGGGCGAGTAGAAGGGGTCGTTATGAAAAAGCAGATGTGGTCGATTCCAGATCTTTTGCTAAACAAATCAATTACGGACTCCGTATCAGAATGTTTCCAAGAGGCTATTGTGTATGACGAATTCAGAAAGAAAGAAAAGACAGGAGACAGACAAGAGTAAATACACTCACCAATCAACCGGTGATGCATGCACCTGTGCCGCCTATGTCGCAGAGATCATGTGCATGAGGAATGCCCAACACAAGAACGTAGGATCACTTCCCTTCAAGTTCTGGAACACCAAAGCGTGGAACTGGACTTTCAAAAAACAGGTCGTGTTAGCTAACAAGCTACTCACTACCTACTCAGAAACAGCTCTACTCAGAGCGATCACTCAGATCAAAACACTATTCTCATTAAACAACAAGCGACTACTTCCTGTTCTTAAGCGTTGCGAAAAGCAATTCCAAGAAGAAAGAGCAGAACAGAAAAAGCGCGTACAGGAGATGGAAAAACCAGCTCCCGTCGAGCAGAAGCATGGCGGCCATAGGAAAACATCTTATGGCAAAAAATCGACAATGAATAAATTAAGAGGCATGAAAACAGATGGCAAAAAAGAAATCGAATAAGTTTGAAAAAGACGCGGTCAGCAACAGTATGATCACCAAGTACGGTGATATTATAGAGAGTGGAGACAAGGTACTGGCAGACCTTGAAGAGTTAAAGGTTATCAGTGTCTCACCAGCGCTAGATCATGCCTTGGGCGGTGGACTTAGAGAGGGTAGCTGTGTTGCAATGACAGGCGACCCCAAAGCTGGAAAAACTACCACAGCTCTTTACTTCGCCGCTAAGTGCCAAGCAGCAGGCAAAAAGGTTTACTACCTCAACACAGAGGGACGAATCACCAAGGAAAACTTTATTGGTATTAAGGGGTTGGACGCCTCTAAGATTAAGATTATTCAACCTACTGACAGCGCGCCCCTAGTGTCTGCTGAGATGTATCTCAATACGCTAGAGGCTCACATCAAAGGCACTCCAGATCTAGTCGCTATCGTCGACTCTGTGTCAAGCATGCTGCCTCAGGATGAATTGGATGGGGACGTGAGAACTGGCGTTAGGAACCAGCTTCCCAAGCTACTGGCCATGTTCTTAAAACGCATTAGTGGAGACGTTGCACGTAATAGGGCGATCATAATTTTTGTCACACACAACATCGCCAACACTGGCGGAAGTCGCTATGCGCCAGCTAAGCACGCCGACAGTGGAAACATGCTGCAATACCAAGTCAGCACTAACATGATTATTACACATCGGGGCAAGTGGGAGGATAAGGATGGCGGAGACGACATTGGTCAGGTGGCCCACTGGTTAATCAAGACCTCTGCTGCGGGCGGCATTCCCATGTCCAAGGCCGACAGTTGGATTAAGTATGGGATTGGCATAGACGAAGCAAAAGAGATGGTAGAGATAGGCATCGAATTGTCCATGATTAAGAAGAAGGGGTCTTGGTACACAATTAACGTAGCTATCGAGAACCCAACAGACAAGGTCATCAAGGCCATCATTAAGAAGAACGACGTCGAGCCCACAGACGCTGAGGCTGTAGAAAAACTGTTTAAGGCTCAGGGCCTTGATCCAGTAACAGACATCCTTAACGACAACCCTGCCCTGATCGGATTCATTCAACGCAAGATTGGGGAGGTAATGTGAAGTTCATTGGCCTTAATGGAAGGACATACCATGTGGACTTAAAGAAATACATTGTGCGGGCCGATGACACGAGAGCAAAGTCTAAGTTTCACATGGCGGCGCGAGAGATACTAAGAGAGCAGTTTAAGGGATACTCAGTGTTTGAGGAAGTTCCTCTCCCCGGCAGTCGCAAACCAAATATGCAGTCTGTCCTGTTCTTAGATTTTTACATTCCCAGCTTTGATTTGGGTATCGAAGTACACGGACAACAGCACTACGAGTTTTGCCAGTTTTTTCATAAGACTAAGGCAGGATATTTAGCTTCACAAATTAGAGACAGGGTCAAAGAAGAGTGGTGCGAAGTTAACGACATTGAGTTGACTGTGTTTAATTATTCAGATGACCCGTCAGTTTGGAGAAAACAACTTGAGTGATCCAGTTGAAATATTTTTATCGAGAATAGACTCGTACTTAGAGTGTAAGGATCTGCAACCAATCAAAATGCACGCAGAGTGCAAGATAGCAGAGTCTTTCACAATGGAAGAGGTGGAACAGTTAACACAGGACGATTGCTTTAACCACGCCTACATGCTTTATCAATATTGTAATTGTCTCAGTACAGAGAAGTCCAGACAAGCCATAGCGCTCAACTGGTGCAATGACGCCCTCAACAAGATGGTGTCTAAGGCAGACGACGGCTTCTCTCAATATACTAAGCATGAAATGAAGATGGCCTACGTCATCAATGAAAACCATGTCGCAAAAAAGATTGACGACTGGAGAGCTACAGCAGAGGCAAGAGTCTCAATGCTAGAGAATAGAGAATACATTTTAAGAAAGCAGGCGGACTGCCTGATGACTAAGGGGAGTAGAAAATGAGCATGCAAGACTTTATTGGTACACTGACAGATGAGCAGAGAGCCGAGTTTGCTAGAATCTTAGCCAGCAATGATGGACAAGACCCAATAAATTCCACCGTTCAAGAAAGTGTGGAGAGTGGTAACACTGACGGCGTAACGGTCAATGCGGACTTTACAGTTGATCGTCCAGACAGGAACACGCGAGTAAAAGTAAAAGGGGGAACAGTAAACGAATGGACGGACGACGGCGAACACAAGGACGTTGAGACGCCAGAATTCAAAAAAGTGGCCCGCACACGGCCAGCGCCAGTGATCGCCGAATACACGTGTCATGTTTGTAGCAAGAAGTTTAAATCAAGTCCCGACCTGATGTATGGTGAACATCACCGATGTGACAGATGTGGGGGCGGCTAATAGTGGATAAGCTAACTGATGTTGGAGCAGAGCGTGCCGTCTTGGCCGGTCTGTTCCAATATGGCGTTGCAGCATATGTTGAAATCGACGATATCTTGACACATAGCTCTTTTGGGCATCAAAATAATCAGATTTTATTCAAGTGCATTGAGCGTATTTTAAAGAGTGAGGCGGCAGTAGACCTGCCATCCATACTGTCGGCGGCAGAACAGCTAAAGTTCTCCGACGTAATTAACACCAAGCAAGAACTAGAATATATCCAGTCTCTGACAGTGTTCCCTGTCAAAGAAGAGAACGTATTACACTTCGCAGTCCAGATTAAAAAGTTTGAATTTGCACGACACATCAAGCGGCTCTCTGCCAAGATATCCAGAGAGATAGATGACATAGACGGCAGCGAATCTATTGACGATATCATCAATATGATTGAGGCGCCCCTAACTGATTTCTTACGAGAAGACTCTTCCAGTCAGAAGCCAGAGCTAATCGGCGAAGGCATAGAAGACTACATAGAATACTTAAAAGAACACAGGTGTGACCACATTGGCATCGCCAGCGGTTTCCCCGTATTCGACAAGTCTATTGGTGGTGGACTTAGGCGGAAGTGTGTGGACCTAGTGTCTGCCCGCCCCAAGGTTGGTAAGAGCGTATTTGGTGACAACGTGGCCCTCAATGTGGCTGGCGAAGGTATTCCCGTACTTATGATTGATACGGAAATGTCTAAAGAAGATCACATACAGAGAATCATCGCCAACATGACTGAAATCGATATCAATGAAATCGCCACCGGAGAAATCTTCGACGATCCAGAGAAGGTCGCAAAAGTAGAGGCAGCAGCACAAAAGATCAAAGACCTGCCCTATACATACATCACAGTTGCGGGAGCCCCTTTCGAGCAAATCATCAACAG